GATGATTAAGTAATGTTATCCTGTTATCATATAAGCATCAAATCAATCAGCAAATATATAGGAGGACATGATATGACAGTAAGTAAGAATATAATGAATATGAAGAGAAATATGTTGAGAGTTGGAAAACTCTCATGGAAGCGGATTATCGAAATCTGTAAATTGGAGCAGCAATATGAATATGAATGTAGAAAGATAGCCGCCCAATGTGAAGATGAAGGTTACCCTTCACATGGTAGTAATTATGAGCTGAGATGTGCAGCAGCTCGTAAATATTATGATGAGCAGATTGCTTTAATAGAAAACAGAAAGGAGTAATTTTTATGTACAGATTACCAAAATCATATATCGACCGTTTTAAAGCCGGAGAGTTAATCATCTCCGGCACGAAATACATATATGTCAGATTCAGCGACAATACAATCCGCCGTTGTAGACGGATGTATCTGGATACTGATTGTTATCTTGATTCTGATAAATGGACTGTAGTATATTCATTAAAGGAGGAAGCAAAATGATTTTTATGCTAGTTACATTAGTTCCCTGTTTATTAGTCGGGTTTGGATTAGGAGCCGGCTTTGGATATAAACTAGGCGAACAGGACGAGAGAGAAAGGATTGATAGAATTTTAGAAAAGAGGTCTGACAGTTGAAAAAAGATGATCTGCAAAAATTTAATCCCTATCTGAGTAGTAAATCAGATAAGGAACTCTACGCAATACGAAAAAAACTGGCCAAACGTCTTAATCAGCGCATGAGACGACTTGAAGTTGCTGGAATTGACTATGGAGCAATTAAGATATACAAACAAGACGTAGCACGATATTATCCCGGAAATAAAGGATTCAAAGAGTCGTTAGGAAAAACAAAAGGAATATCAGTCAAGCATGAAATAAGTCTTTTACAGAATCTGCTTAATTTACCTACTTCAACCTTGCCAGGCATTAAGAAAATACGAAAAAAAGCAATGGCTACGTTTGAAGATAGATACAATGTCAAATTTAAAAATGTTCAACAATATGAAGACTTTATTGCGTCCTCAACATGGAAAAAATTAGAGGAATTATACGGCTCAGGAACAGCATTGGACATCATAGCAAAATCACAGAAAACAGTATCGGAAATTCAAAAAGATGTAGAAGATTTTATAGCGAAAACAGACCGATACACATCGTCAGATATTGCAAAACAACTAGGGTTTAAATCTCTGCCGGATGCATTAAAGCAGGCAAAATCAAACAGAAAGTAGGTACGTATGGAAATAGCAGGTTATCAAGTTATCGATTTTTATAAATTTCATTATATGAGCCTGCTAAATTATAATTTTGACAGAGTCAGCAATGCAGGTCGTCCTCGATACGTCTATGATCGTGTGATCACAGTAGATACAGAGACTTCTGTATATGATGGTATTCCATATATCACAGACTGGACAATCTGTATTGAGGATATTATCTGCCTGTATGGTCATCATGTCCGTGATCTAATCAATACGATTGACAAGATCGCATACTATCTGCAATCAGATGAAACCCATACAGTCAGATTCTATGTACATAACTTTCCATACGACTACACGTTCATGAAATCGCACATGTTCGAAAAATGGTCTGAACCGAAAAATGTATTAGCTGTAAAATCGCATCGTTATATCACTATGCAATGGAACAACGGTATTGAGTTCCGTGACAGTTATATATTGGTCAATCGCTCGCTTGAAAAACTCTGTGAAGATGTTGATATAGACGTAGAAAAGGCTGTAGGCTATTGGGATTATAAGAAAGTTAGAACTCCGGACAGTCCAAGGACTTATAAAGAGTGTGTGTATGCGGCTACTGACACGATTGCGCAGTGCATTGCCTTGCGCAAGTACATGAGCGACAGGGGATACAGTGTAGCAAACTGTCCATTGACCAATACCGGTTTTATCCGAAATAAAGCCCGCAGATATGCGTCAAGATGGAAAAAATCAGGTCATAAATGGTATCAGTATTTCCAAAAGCAGAAACTGACTGTAGAGCAATACAGACAGTTAGAACAATGCTACCATGGTGGATATGTACACGCAAACAGGTACTACGTTGGGAGAGAGATCTCATCAGCGACGTTTGGATGGACAGGAAAATCAAAGGACTTTACAAGTTCCTACCCGGGTGCCATTTGCTACGAAAAATACCCAATGACGAAATTTGAATATGGCGAATTTACATTGGATGATATTCTCGATCTGAAAGACGAGTATGCATTTTCCGGATACATCCGAATGGTCAATCTCCATTTGAAAAAAGACGAACCAATGCCACCATTGTCCTATCATAAGGCAGCATCAGTAGTCGAAGGAGTTTGTGACAATGGCCGGATACTTGATGCAGATCTTGTTATCTATCCGTTTACAGATCCAGATCTTGATGATATCTTAAGATGCTATGATTATGATTATGCAGACGTGGCAAAAGTTATGTATGCCAGAAAAGAGTATCTACCAACATGGATCACAGACCTTATCATGGAACTGTACACACATAAGTGTACGCTCAAAAATACAGATCCAGTGCTGTACATGATATCAAAAAATGAGTTAAATGGTATCTATGGAATGTGCGTGCAGAAGATCATCCGTGAAGTACTGGAAGAAGATTATACTACCGGAGAATGGTCGAAGAATACAAGTAAGACAGATGAAGAGTGGATTGAAAAGTTCTATAAGTCCTGGAAAAGCTTTCTGCCTTATCAGTGGGGCGTCTGGGTTACTGCGTATGCACAGCGTAATCTATTTGAACTAGGCAGGTGCTGTGAAATCTGGATTTACTCCGATACAGACTCCGTAAAAGGCTATAAATGGAATGAACAGCAGCTTAGAGAGTACAATGAGAACATCAGGAAGAAATCAGAAGAAAGAGGTCTGGGAAGAGTCGATTATAAAGGAAAAACATATATCTTGGGTATTGCTGATGATGATGGAGAATTTGTCGAATTTAAAACCATGGGTTCAAAGCGCTATGCATATAGAGATATTGACGGAGAATTACATCTGACAGTAGCAGGTGTTCCGAAAAAAGAGGGATTACAATGTCTGCATGGAACGCTCAGTGAATTTCGAAAAGGAAAAATTTTCCGGAATGAGGGATTTGCAAAATGGAAAATGCGTCCGGAATACATTAATAATGATGGGATTAAAATCTTACATCTCATGGGATCTGACATTGAGTACAGTTCTGGGATCATCCTGCATGAGACAGAGTATGAACTGGATCATACGGTACCTTACGACAAGGAAACAGGAATGCCGTGTGAGTTCGAAATCAGCCAATACAGCGATTTTTAGGAAAGGAGTGATAAAATATGCAATGGGTGTCAAAAAACACGTATTTAAACCAATCAGAGATGGAAAACAATGCACAGATCATCTATGGGATTTTTAGCTCCCTAGGCTACAATTTTAACACTATCTGTGCAATCTTAGGGAACATGCAGCAGGAAAGTACATTATCTCCTATTTTTGCAGAACGAGGTGGAAGAGGATATGGGCTCTTACAATGGACGCCTAAGTCTGACTTAACAGATGCATGTAGCAAACTGGGATTATCGCCATATACAGACGGTACCGTGCAATGTCATTGTCTCGATGGCGAATTATTTAAGCTAGGAGGTCAATGGTATTCGACGCAGGCGTACATCAACAACTATAAGCGATCAGGAGCATCAGACGATATGGTCGGACTTACTCCGGTGCAGTTTAAGACAAATGCAAAAAATAAGGGGGTCAACTGGCTGACTACTGCGTTCATGGCATGCTATGAGAGGCCAAGTTATGATCCAAATACAAACTATATTGCGAAACGCCGAACATATGCAAATAACTGGTATCAATTCTTATCAGGTGTAACACCGCCACCAGAACCTCCAACACCCGGAGGGGGCGGAGAAGTCTGGAAAAAGATCTGGTTTCTATATGCCGGGACAGATGATTTTCGAAAAGGAAGATAAAAAACATCAATACACTGGTTAAATAAGATCATTGTAAATAAGGAAGGAGGAATGCTAAAATGTTATTAGCAGCTACAAATATGTATGCAATACCGATCTGGTTATTAGGATGTTTTAGTTTTTTATTATTAATCATCGGTATTGTCAAATTTTTAAGAAGGAGAAAATAATGCAAAAGTGGAGGCTTATTTTTGACGTGACTTGGGAAGAAGGAGAACCTCCCAAACGTCAGATCTTCGAAGCAAGGGAAGAACTACAGTTTGTTTTACAATTAGCGCAGACGTTGGACGCTTGCAAAACAGTAAAACTTATAAGAATGGAAAGAGAGGACTAAGAAATGAGATTTAAAGACGTAGTAAAAGTAACAAAGGTGGAAACAAAAGAGTACGGAAGAGGAAGAAAAAAAGGAGAATTTCAGTCCGTTACATGTGAAGGAACATTCTGGGCATGTAAAGCCCTCATTTTTCCGGAAGATGACAGCCAGTACATGGAAAAAGGGGATTATGAGATCGAATTTTATCTTAACGTATATGAAAGTGATGGAAAATATTACATCAGCCCGGTTATCATCCCGGAATCAGTGAAGGAGAAATAAATGAACATCTATCAAAGCGATGGATGGCTGGATATTGGCCGGTTAAACAGTTTACCGGCCAATTTCTATATCATCATTGGAAGCAGGCAGGTTGGAAAAACATATTCCTGTTTTAAGCATATTATGAATACCTACGTGAAAAATGACATCCCCTTTATTTTTATGCGACGAACAGGGCCAGAGTTGCTGGGTTGCTTGTCCGACAATCCATTTGATAAGGGATATAATCCAGACAATGGGACAGCATATAAGTTTGATAAGATCAAAGGCATACGGCCGGACAGTCGTTTGAATATCGTTGATGCATTGAATGACAATAAGATCATAGGTTCTGCCTTTAGCCTATCCGGACTTGTATCAAATAGAGGATTTAACGGAGATCCCTATCAGTGCATCATGTATGACGAGTTTATCCCGGAAAAAATCAAGAAACGGATGAACGGAGAGAAAGAAGCCTTTGAAAATGCCTACATGACAATCAATTCTGTCCGCGAATTAAAAGGCAGACCTGCTGTAAAGGCATGGTTACTGTCAAACTCAAACAGTATTGAGAGTCCTATCCTGGAAGCTTTTGGACTGGTAAACACGATAACCAGAATGCAGAACCGGGGGCAGGAATTCTGCTTTCTCCCTGAGCAAAAGATCTGTGTAGTAAATGTAGCGGAATCAAAGATTTCCGAACAGTTAGCGCAAACGGCTTTATTTAAAGCAGTACAAGATCAGCAGTTTAGAGGAATGGCGCTGCATAATACTTTTGCATATGATGATTTTAGCTGTATTGGGACAGAACCGATCAATGAATATCGCTTACTGGTTTCAATCGGTAATATTAACATATACGAGCATAAGTCGCATGATCTCTACTATGTTACTTTACACAGAAGAGGAACAGGAAAATCTTTCCCGGATAATCTGTCTGGCAGACACCGGTTTTTACAAAATTATATCTGGCTGCAAGATAAGGTAATGGCAGAACGCGTTACGTTTGAAAACTATGAATTAAAGTTAAAATTGTTTGAATATCTCAAAATAAAAGGCTAGGAATTTTTTCCTAGCCCTTAATATTTTTATTCTGATATTAACCAAAAACAGTATCACTTTTAATTGTGAACGGCTCTGTCACGATACCATTTACATGGAATGTGTCATATCCACTTCCATTTGCTGATCGGATTGCTATCCATAGACTACCATTGTAAACTCTTAAGGTACACGGAACTGTTTTATATGATCCATCAGATGACGTCAGAATCGCTGTAGTTGGCAAGTCAAACTGAAATCCTCCCAGTACAAAAGATGTTTTGAAAGAAAAAAGTTCATAAAACGAACCGTCCCCCTTCATTGTAAAATCGGAAGTGCGGTTCATCGAAAATGATCCATAAAAAGCGCAGGTGTCATTATACTGAGAAGTTTCAATGATCGTAGAACCTGTGAATCCATTTTTAAAGGTTACATTTGTGATTTTAACTCCTGCATGGATAACCGAAGCGTATCCATTTAAGATTGCATTACTGATCGCTTTTGCAATGGATTCTTCTCCCCATGTGTTCGGATGGACTCCATCACTGCCAAACATGGAAGTAGCGTGCAATGCATTTTCGCATCCGCTCAAATACGTAATCCCGTTGTATTCACATCCAGAACAGTAAGCGGAACGAGGAGATATCAGTCCACCTCTTGAATCCATTTTCGTTGAGTTGGCAATAAAACCAACAAAGATTTGTGCATTTGGATATAAGGCATTAGCAGTCTTTTTAAAATTAAAAATAGCATTAATCAGATCTGTTTCGGATTTGTTTATGTCATTAAAACCACCGCAGACAATTACGTTCGTTACTTCTTCATTTTTAAAATGATTGCTGGTCTGATTGAGCAGTGTTGCAAAGGTCGTAGCGTTTATAAATCCAGCACCACCAAGACTGTTTGAGAAAAAGTTATCATCCGTCAGACCTAAGTATCCTTTTAAAAGTGTTGGCCATCCGGTCACGTTACCGTCCGGATTGTACCCTTCTCCATAGCTGTCGCCGATACAGATCGTTTTTCCGTTAAAATCAAAAGTACGTCTTGATCGGTCTGTATATTTAGATGCAGTAGCAAGACCATCTGCTACAGCTTTTGAAACAATCCTGCCAAGCTCTCCGGAAGTTATCCACTTTTTCACTTCATCGTCAACAATCTTCTGCACTGTGCCTTTGATGTCCGACCATTCTTTTGTTACGATATCAACTGCTTCAACTGCTTTTTTCACATTTTCGATGATCCAATCAAGGTTCAGATCTGACATCTGACTGGATGGATAATTTCTGAAATTAAACATGTCTACCACTCTCCTCTCAATAAATCCTGCATAAATAAACTAGCCGCATATCCATAAAAGGATTGTTTCCTTAATTTGAGTTCCGACTCAATCATCTGCTGACTGGTCGTTACTCCGATGTTACCATGGATCCTGCCATCGTGAGTCGTAGTTCCGGTTTCCCGGTTACTACTGCTATAGTTGTTCTTCCCGTTTGATGTGTTGGAGCTATCCGACCGTGTTCTGTCCTGCGCCTGATAATCACTAGAATTATAAGCTGATACATCGCCATAGGCATTGGAATTTTCATTCCCTGTCATGGTTGATTCATTATTTCCTGATTCACTGCGTGTAATGTCCGGACTGTCTGTCCAGTGTTCCTGCCGGTCATAGTTCTCGATCGGATTATAATCAGCGTTAAGTGCATTCCAAGTCTGTCGTAAACTTTCCTGCCACTTATCACACCATGCCGGGATTGCCGTATCACGCATAAAATAAAAGTCTGGATAAATGACGCCTAACATTCCATAGTCAAGCAGCAACGTGTTGGTAAACGTTGTTTTATCAACACCATCCGGAAGTCTTAAATTATTGAATAAGGTATCATCATATTTTACCAATCCGATCAGTGTCAATCTACTCGTCATATGGGATCAACCTCTCTTCCTCTTCAAACTTTCGCATCTTAATCTTAAGGTTAAGATCTGGGAAAAGTTCGTTAGCTACTTTTGCATCTTTCTGCATGGTTTCAATCCATGTTGTCAACCGGGTTACGGACTCGATGTTATTAACATTGACTTCTGCTACGTTCATCCGCTCTTTCTTTTCCGTATTAGCCGACGGAATGCCGACTTCTGTATCAAATTCATCAAGAATACGTTCAAAAGCAAGCAGTAGTCTGTCAGTGATAAAAGTCTTTGATACATCATTGTTAAACACTATCCAGGGCTCGTCTGGGTCTGTTGCAGACTTCTTCCAGCTTTCCGGATTGACTGCTACCGCAGGCTCCCCCCTGCTGATCTTGTCAAATACCACTTTCAAAGTTTCTGCACCGCCTTTGGTACGGCTTGCAAGGATGAATGCTACTTTTGAGTTAAATATATTCATGTCCATTGATTCTGACGTCATTGCCAGCTTGTAAGCGTAATAACTGATGATGTCAAAACATCCGCAATAATCAGGTCGCATATGTATCAATGCACAGTCTTTTCCGATCCGGTATTCTGACGTGTTTAGGATAAGTGGATTGTTATAGGTTGCATATGCGGGTCGATAATAGATATCAATCCCTGTAAGTGTTGGATACTGTGCAATCGTACCAAACTTATCATTTTTAAAAACACCAAAATATCCGCCTGCGATCAAGCAATACTTGATAAATGGGATGTCAATACTATCCTTGCATGTAATGTCGATGACCGAATAAAGCCGTTCATAGAGCATCTCTTCAAAGAATCCGGTCAATTTTGAATTTTTCACAACGATTGATGGACTTATCCGGTTCATTCTGACATTGATACTTTCATAATTTAATGGTAGCACTTTCTCACTTCCTTTCTATTCGATATAGCAACCAGAATTTAAGTAACTGTTGATGCGTTCGATCTCCGGCTGGTAAGCATTTAAAACATACACACTTGCATCACTACACTGTACATATCCGGTGATCGTGCTAAGTTTCATAAGTGTGTGCCAATAATATCCAGACGATCCAAAATTTACTCCCTGCGCCTGTCTGGCGTGACAGTAAAGACGGGGGATTGAATACTGGCGCAACAGTGCAACCGAACCGGTACTTCCTAACGTGTTGACCTCCGGCTGGAATCCAGAAAATAATCCTGCTCCGCTTCCCTTTAAAATAGAACCGACTGTATTCATGATTCCTGTCGTTACTCCGCCCATCTGTCCGATCTGGTAGGGGACACCGAACTGACATGATAATGATTGGATGATTTCTGCACCATTTTTAATCTGACAGAGAGCTGCTCCGGTAGTCATGTCAACGGTGTACTGGATGTCCAGCTTGTTATCCGTCAATGTTTGCATACTAAATGGGATTGTACCTATCGCAGGAAGAGCTAACCAGTACTGGGAGAAATTGGAATCAAAGTATCCAAAAGCATTGGTATCATAGATCGGGTTTGATGGATTAATCTTAAAGTACATGTCAATAGTATCATTCGGTGCAACCTTTTTCGCTGTGATACCGGACGCTGTCCAGAATCCCATTTTAATCGTTGTAACAGCTGTACCGGAATATTTTGCATATGATAATGGGATCCAGATGACTGACGTGATATATTTAAAAGGATTGAATACGGATTTCACCGCCTCATCTTGCAATACGTCCGTAAAGTTACCTGCGTTACATGTATAGTTAAGCAACTCCTGCAAAGAACTGTAATCCATCATATAATTAACAAGTCCATCCGCATTAGTCACACGGACTAAAAAGGATCCCGTATCACTCCACCAATCACTATTCTGTGCGGATGCTACGGAATCATACCATTCATACTTCGGATAGATCAATGGGTCGGTCAGTGTCCATTTCTCCGGAGCTTTTGCACATCGTTCGACTGTGAACGTCTGTGCTGTAATATTCTTCTTAAAGCTTGCAAGCACATCAACGTCAAGATCAATCTGGCATGTAGTATTGTTTACTGCTGTCACATTCTGAATAAAATAATAACGATGAAAATCCGGAATGTAAGCGTAATTGACTGTTGTCCAGGTATCTAATCCAGTAATGATGATAGAGGGGTTCATGATTGATGCGTTTTCTTTAAGAGTACAATCAAGTGAAGCCACCGGGTCGTCCGGTGGCTGCTTTGAACTATTCACTCTTTTTGACACTGAATACAGATTAATTTTCATGTCTTCTCCTTCTAAAGAACGTATGGTTTACCACATGCATACGTACAGATCCATCCGGATGGCGTCCGCATCCAGGTCGTTCCATTTACGTTCTTGAGTGCTTTGCAGGTAACAGGTGTACCCTTTGAATATTTCTTCAAAACTTCGCCGTTTGGTGCATAGGATCGTACTCTTAATCCATCAACTTGTACGGTATATACTTTTCCAACGGTAAACTCGGAAGAACTGGATTCTGGTCCTGCATATCTTAAATGGTATGTCCAGCCATATGCTGGCGTGTAGAAGTCACGGACACGGATTTCCCGACCGGAAGAATCTCCTTTTTTATGATCAAAATCTCCAGATGCAGTTACTACTTTATAGTCTGTAACTGCAATAACTACGTGCTTACCTGGTGTCAAATAGATGTCTCCGGCTTTGCATCTTCCCGACACTTTCTGCCATCCTCTCTTTGTAAGCTGACTGTATAGGTTCCTAGTCGTGCTTCCTGGATTTACATCACAGCCGCCTGCCCGGAGGCAGTGAGCAGTTAATGAAGAACAGTCAAAGTCTGGGTTACCGCCCCGGCGTGCCTGAGAATAACCATGACTATTATCATTTGCAATTGCAATCGCAGTGTTTATCATATTATTTAAGTTCATCTTTTTTGACCTCCAGATGCTCCAGAATCCTCTCCATGACTACGGTGTTATTCTGGACAGCGTTGCTAAGTTTATCGACTTCCTCCTTATGTATCTGATCTGATTTCCAGTACATGTACAAAATGATCAGACAACATACAATCGGAAAGCCGAGTGAACTGATTGCTGTTAAAATTGTTTGTTCCATGTTAATTCCCCCATTCTTCAATTAGTAAACTCATGTTAAATGATGTTTCAATCGTTGTTGAAATGGTAATTGAATTAACTGTTGAGGGTATTTTAAAATTCTTTTGACTATTAGCAGCCATATGAATCAATAGACCTTCATTGTCGTCATTAATTTTAAGTTTAAAATAACTATTTGATCCAACATCTAACCATATCCTTTTAGGTTTTTTATTAGGAAAATTAAAAGTAACCTCTTTTGATGAATCAATTGTAAATGTAATATAGTCTTTATCCGGAAATACCATATTAAGCACCCTCTCCCATAACGAAAACAACACCATTATGTGTGTAATTATTCCAGTAGTTTTTACGATAATGCACATAGGTATTGTAGTAATCGCCTGCTGCGTTTACCGGAGTAGTAATCGTTTTCGTAAACTGATAGTTGACGCCAACTGCACGGCGGTCAAAGATACAGCCTAATACATAAGGCAATTCTACATTGGTAGCTGCATCTTTGGATGCACCTGTTTTAAGATCTAAGATGTTTGGTTTGATCTTGATCTGCTCCGGATTCTTGATTGACTGCCAGTAATTTACAAACTCTACATCAGCAATCTTCAAATATTTGTCATTAAATGCAGCTGACAATACAGTTGTCTGTGCCTGCTTCCAGAAAGAATTCAACATGATAAACTTCTGGTATTCTTTCGGTGTAAAACGTAAAATATCCTGGCCGGTAAAGTTTGCATGGTACATAGTAGAACGTTCTGTCATGCAATCAGACAGGTTCTGAACATACGAGACAAACCACGGCACAAAGTTTTTTGAATTGCTTGTGCGAAGCTGTAAACCAGTATAAGAAGTTCCATTCTCTACATTGTATTCATGAGTCAGATCTACCTCATATAAGCCCATTGCTGATATGCCGGCAATGTAGTTACAGATTGCAAGGCGTCTGCCTGCTTCCATTGCCTGCTCAATATCATTGCGGAATTCGGTCATGACGGATACGTAAAACTGACCAAACTCTTCTGCTGATCTTAATGACTGGGATAACTGGTCATTCAGTCGTGTGATATGGTTCTGCTCCTTTTTCGTTCCGTAGAACTCAAGCTGCACAACTTTTGGTTTTTTAATTTTGTACATGTCAACAGAATTACCATCATCAAACTGGGTATCATTCAGATCTGTGTTGGTATCTTCGGATGCTTCCTCGTCCTGGTGTAACGGTATTGTCTCCAATGTAATTGCACCCCAGCGTTCGGATGTTTCGTCAATAATCTTTACTTTTCCGATGTACGGGGTGTTTGGAAAGTAATTTTCCATGAACGTTACTGCCATAGCGTTCATGATGTTTTCCGTACCGGAGCGGAGCATTTTCTCTCCAACTGATACAAAGCTGGTCGCATCAATAACTTCAATTTCTTTTGTTCCGAACATCTGAGAGTTCATGTCATTGACAATCTTATAGACGTCAACCGGTTTTAATGAGTTCATA